CGGAGGCTCAACGGTTACTGTGACGGGCAAAGGCGCAAGATTAAACTTTACCAAAGGCGAAATAGACAGCGAAATAATCCAGCGGGACGATGTTAGGTTAGTCTTTCAGGCTGGGAACGGTGCGCCACAAATTGACGACAACTGTAGCTTTGATTCAGTTGATTATCGGGTCATGGATGTTCGGACGGTTTCGCCATCTGGAACGGATGTATATTATGACGTTCAGCTTAGACATTAAGGAGTTTGCAGAGAAGACCAATCGCAACGTCAATGATGTAAAGCAAACCGTGGCAATAGATTTGTTTGGTTCGATAATTAAAAGCAGCCCAGTTGATACAGGCAGATTTAGAGGCAATTGGAACGCAAGTATTAATTCGCCAGACTTATCAGCATCGAGCAGCATAGACCCTTCTGGCCAAGGCAGTACGTCAAAAATGGCGCAGACTATAGAAACATCAACGGTTGACGATACGTTATACATATCAAACAACCTGCCCTATGCTCAAAGATTGGAATACGGTTGGAGTAAGCAAGCGCCGAGCGGAATGGTCAGAATCAACATAGCAAGATTTCAAGCGGCAATACAAAAGGCAATAGCGAAGCTACCCAAATGACGACAACATTTTCAGACATTAGCGCAGCGCTCGACGGCAGATTAAACACGCTGTCTGGATCGTCACCTATTGCTTGGCCTAGCACAGTATTTAAGCCCACAAAGGCAACGCTGTATTTACGGGGAACAAATTTACCCGCAGAAACAGAGCAAGCTGGCTTGGGATCAAACGGTTTAGACGAGCACCTTGGTATTTATCAGGTGGACGTTTTCGCACCAGCGGGAAAGGGTAGAGGGCCAGCAGAGGCGAAAGCTGACGCTATAGCGGATCATTTTAAACGAGGCACTGACTTGGTATATAATGGGGTCACTGTGCGCTTGGGTAATGTTTCGCGCAATGCGGGAATAATAGACGATGACCGATACGTCATCTCAGTTTCGATCAACTATATGGCTCATGTAGCCCCGAGGTAACTTATGACAATTGCAACAGGCTCACGGCACGACATGGCTTACATTGCCGAAACTACTTTTGGCACGACTCCAGCAACGCCAGCATTTACCCCGATTCGACATACAGGAACGACCCTTGGGTTGTCTAAAGATGCGATTGAATCGGAAGAACTTAGAGAAGATCGACAGATTGCTCATTTCCGACATGGGAACAAAAGCGTATCAGGTGATATTAACTTTGAGCTTTCTTATGACTCGTTCAATGATTTAATCGAAGCGGTTGCTTGCGGTACTTGGACTTCAGATGGCGATCCAGAAGTTTTATTGGTCGGCTCCACTGCCCGATCATTCACCATCGAACGGCACCACGAAGATATCGGCAAATACCTTAGAGCCACTGGCTGCTCATTCAACTCTATGAGCTTATCGGTAGCGCCTAACTCAATGGTCACGGGTTCGTTTGGAGTCATCGGCAAAGACTTGACCACTTCTGCTGCTGCAATTAGTGGCGCAACCTATAGTGCCGAAACGACCACTGCTCCTTTTGACAGCTTTACGGGATCAATCACTGAAGGCGGATCAGCAATTGCGGTTGTTACAGCGCTTGAATTGAACATTGATAACGGCATGGAGTCACAATACGTTATTGGGGACGCTACAACGCTTCAGCCGCCTTTGGCTAAGTCAACTGTAACGGGCTCAGTGACGGCGTACTTTGAAGACACAACTCTGATTGATAAATTCATCAACGAAACCGCCTCAAGTATGCAGTTCACGCTGACCGATGCTGCTGGCAATGATTACATTTTTGATCTGCCTAACATCAAGTACAACAGCGGCAACCCTGAAGTGGGTGGGCCTGGAGCAATCACGGTCACTTTGGACTTCATTGCTTTGTATGACGCTTCCACTGGTAGCCAATTGAAGATCACAAGAGACGACGCATAACAGGAATTAAAGCGAGGAGAGTCGCGTGGACGTAAAGAATCTTTACACATTAGAAGCACACGAAGACGGGGCCGAGATCCAGATCAAAAGCCCCGCCGACAATGAACCCACAGACTTTTACATAAAAGTGAAAGGGGTTGATTCTAAGGCATATCGTGAAGCGGTCAGGAAGTATCACCGCAAGCTGCTAAACGATGAAGAAGGTGGCGAGATTGATTTGCTAACGGCGGTCACAATCGGTTGGCGTGGGTTAAAGAGCGGGAAAGATACCGTTGAATTTAGTCCAGAAGCTGCCAAAGGGCTGTACGAAAATGCGCCAAGCGTGGCGACGCAAGTTGATAGATTTGTAGCTGACAGGGTAAATTTTACGAAAGGTTGACCAGTGAAATATCCGCGTATGCCAAGTGGGAGTTTTGGGCATCTGGATACGATAAAGGATCAAAGGTCAGCCGATTACAAAACCTCAAGCAAATAGAAAAGTCGATTGGTAAGCCGCCAAAGCAATTAGCAGAACGCCCAGAGTTGAGGGCTGAGCTGGCTTATTTGTGGGCTTTGTTTGTGTCATTAAAAAATGCAAGTGAAGGAGCCATTAGCTATAATCAAATCAAATCGTACATGGATATCTACGGCGATTTAACCGCATTTGAAGTTGACCTGATAAGAGAATTGGATCAACTTTCATACCAAGAGGCTTACGCAAATGGCTGACATAGCATCCTTAATAGTTGAAGTTAAATCTGACGGGGTTCAACAGACCGAGAAAGATTTAAAAAACCTCGGCGATCAAGCGACCAAAACAGCCACGCAAACTGAGCAAGTAGCTAAAAAAGCCAAGGTTGTAAAGGGTAACTTTCGCGCTATGCGCGGATCTACTCAACAAGTTTCCTACCAATTGCAAGATATTGCAGTCCAAGCCCAAATGGGCACAAATGCTTTCACAATTCTTGGCCAACAGGGGCCGCAATTAGCCTCTGCCTTTGGTCCAGGTGGAGCAGTTGCGGGTGCTGTCATCGCGTTTGGTGCAATTTTAGGGGGCCTGGCATATAAATTATTGACCGCTGGGAAGACATCGGAAGAACTTGGTGAAGCAATACGAGGGTTAGGGTTAGAATTTAATGAGTTGAGCGCTGCTCAGCAAGAATTAATCAGAAACCTTAACGATATAGAAATCAGAAGGCTAACAAAAGAAAACGAAAAGTTAGCGGAAGCAACGAAAACGACCACAGGCGCTTTAGGTCTTGCGGCCGCAATGAGTCAAAAAGCTACTGATTCATTCGATGACATGAACGGGTCTTTGAACAGAAATCAGGTCCAAATAGGCTTGAACGAAGCAGCGATTAAAAAGCTGACCGATGAAAATAGCGGCCTTTCAGAATCAACGCAAAAATTAATTGATAAGTTAGATAAAGAATTGTCCGTAATGGGACTTAGCAACAGAGAAAGGGACATCGAATTAGCAAAAAGAAGGCAAGCTAGTGATGAGCAAATCAGAGAGATAAATCTGCTTTATGATTTGATTGAAGGCAAAGAAGGAGAAATAGAAGCCAGAGATAAGAATAAAAAAGCGTTGGAAGCTGAATCAAAAGCAAGAGACGCAGCAATAAAGACAGCCGAAAAGCAAGCAGGTAAGAGATTGGAAGCCGCTTTGGCCGCTAATGATACTCAGATCCAAAGCCTAGAAAGAAACCTAACCAAGCAATTGGAATTGTTGGAACAAGACAGGCTTGCGGCAATGGCGGCAGCAGAAGCTAAAGGTCAAGAGACTCTTGCCATTGAATTACAATACCTTGATGCAAGGGTGGCATTACAGCAATCTACCGAAGGCAAAATAGCCGACGTTAAAGAACGATTTAGACAAGAAGAACTTAGAAGGCAAATGATAGCTGACCAAGAAAGAATACAAAGTCAGCAAAATGTAACCAATTCGTTGTTAATGGCTGAAGATGTATTGCTTCAAGGAAAGTCAGAATCAGTCAGAGCAGCGGCAAGAATAGGCATCAATTTAGCAAATCAAGAAAAGCGAGAGAACGCCACCAAGATTATATCCGACTCATACGCGGCAGCTATGGGCGCATACAAGGCGCTTGCTGGCATTCCAGTTATTGGACCAGCATTAGGTGCTGCGGCTGCTGGAACTATCTTGGCGGCAGGTACAGCTTACGCCACGCAATCATTAGCGGGCAGAGCATTAGGCGGCCAAGTTAGAGGCGGTGAAAGTTACCTTGTTGGCGAGCGCGGGCCAGAGCTGTTGACAATGGGTGGGTCAGGTCGTGTATCGAGCAACGATCAATTAAAGAAAGCAATGGGTGGCGGCGAAAGCATCCAGATTGTTAATAACGTGGATGCAAGAGGTTCAAGCGCGGATGTCGACATGAAAATCCGTTCAGCAATGCAGCAAACAAGCCAACAGACTGTTGCGACCATACAAGATCTGATGAGACGAAGAAGGTTCGTTTAATGACAACTTACACATTCCCATCCATAACGCCGTCTAAAAGCACTTTTGAGCTTGTGACCAATACGAGGGTCTTTCAAAGCCCTCTGACTAATTCGATCCAAACGACCGCGAGAAAGGGATCGCTTTGGCGAGCGTCATTGCAATTTGACAACCTGACTGGTGATGATCGGGCGGAGATGCAAGCCTTTTTGACCAAATTGAACGGCCAGCAGCATAGATTTTATTTGCAAGATCATGCGTTTGTTCGTCGGGGCAACGCGCCAGCGGTCAGTGATGCTATTGTAGTCAATGGAGCGGGGCAAACTGGCTCCACGCTTAACGTCAGGGACGCAGATCTTACGGTAACGGATTATTTTAAGGCTGGAGATTACATCGCGTTCAACAATGAGCTTCACATGGTAACGGCAGCTTGCAGCTCGACAGGAACAGGAACAATTGCAATTCCGATTGCGCCACCGATCAGAAAGCCTACCGATGACGGCGATGCCATCGATTATTTGTACCCAGTTCTAGGCGTGTTCATTCTAACAAGCGCAACCTCATGGGATAACAGACCGCCAATATTCAGCAGTTTTACTATCGAAGCAATGGAAGACGTACTAGCATGAGCCGAGGGTTCCCGACAGACGTAGCGACGGCACTAGGGCAACAGCACGTTGCGATTGTCACTTTCGCCAAATTGGAATTCCCAGCAGGAACGATTTACGTCCACAACAGCTTGGGGACATATACTTGGGGCAGTCAAGATTGGCTAGGCGTTGGCGACCTTGGTTCTATTAGCCAAGTGGAAGAAGGGTTAGACGTCAGCCCATACGCGATCAGCCTGACCCTATCGGGCTTAGACGCAACCATCTCTGGTGCGGCCTTGACTCAAGATTATTTCATGCACCCTGTAACAGTTTATCTTGGCGTGCTTGATGCTGACGATTCATTAATTGATACCCCAACGCAAATTTGGTCTGGGTTTATGGATCAAATGAATTTAACTGTAGGCGCTGACGGCGGAGATGCGATCCAGTTAGTCGCTGAATCAGAATTAAGTCGGTTTGATACGTCAAAGAATCTTTTATACACAAACGCAACGCAACAAGCCCGATATACTGGCGATTTATTTTTCTCACATATTCACAAAGTAGAAGGCGCTAAATTTGATTGGGGAGCAAAAACCCCTGGATCTTCAAGCGTTCCTGGGATCGATTCGGACGATACA